TACCGATGAAAAAAGTTTTTTCCTACTGGTTGCCCGATGATGAAGATCATGTTAGTTCTTTTATCAACAGATATGCCAAATGGGGCGAGCCTCCTGAATATCAATATCAGGTGCGTAACAAGGCCATGACCTTTGTAGACAAGTTCGATGTCAGCGTGGACATAGGAGCCAATCTGGGTCTGTGGAGCCAGAGCTTGGAACAAAAATTTTTACAAAACTACGGTATAGAACCCATACAGGAGTTTTCGCAATTTCTCAACCTGAACGCACCACGCACCCGTGTCATATACACAGCATTAGGATCCAGTCCAGGATCGCTGAACATGACCAGAGATCAACACAACTACGGCAAAAATCAAATCTGTGATACGGGTAACATCACAGTATCAATACAAAAACTGGACGATCTAGATTTACCCCCAGCAGATTTTATCAAGATAGATGTTGAAGGGTTTGAATACGAGGTTTTAAAAGGTGGGGAACAATATATAAAAAGCTCCTATCCAGTGTTGGTAGTTGAGCAAGAACAAAAAAAATCTGTGTCTACACAACTATTGTTGTCCTGGGGATACAGTGTAGTAGATAGTTTCAAACACGATTACATATATAAACGACTATGAACGCAAAGTTAAACGATGAATACATAAACCTGGTCAAAATGCAAAGGCCATATGTGGAAGGCAACACCAATGAAGAAATGTTTGCCTGCTACATGCAGGATGTTGAACAGGACTACAAGGACATACGAGAATTTTTAAATCATACCACCAACCTAGTGGATCTTGGTTCCGGCATGGGAGGTATAGATTTCATGATCAAACGTCTGCATCCTAACATACACATTACTTTGTTAGACGGAGAGCAAGTTGAAGCAGGTGAACACTACGGCTACAAAGAAGATCTAAAGTTTTATTCCAACAATGCAGTAGCCAAACAATTTTTTGATGACAATGAACTTGCCGTTGATTTCTATTTGGCTCAAGATGATCTTGTGTTGCCTTGCGATACTTTGATCAGTTTGAACTCTTGGGGGTTCCATTATCCAATCAATCGCTACATAAACTTTGTCAAAAACAATCGTCCCAAGATTATTATTCTAGATATAAGATCTAGCCGACAAAATCTTAACGAGTTACAAGCTCTGGGCTATGTATATCATGCGACCTTGCGCACTTGGGGTAGTAAAAAGTCTAGAACAGTGCTATTTGACCCATTGACGCATGTGGGCCCAACACCGACCTGACTGTAGATCTTGAAAACTCCAGTGACACTGAGCCAACTTTTTAATCCAATGTGATCTGTCGGGCATCACGGGATTTTCTATCTTGCTAAGATCAGTGTTGGATACCTCCCCTGCCTGACAATATCCTGGATCATCTGTGATAAACGCAGGTACACCTTCTATCACTGCCACAGAACTAGGAGTAGAGTTGTGACATACCACTGCCCAACAGTTTTTTAAATCTTCAGTGATGTGTCGTTCTTGAGGGCTCATCACAGCATTAAACTTAGATAGATCTACTCCCACTGGAAAGTTTTTCCAGTCTCCAGGGTGCCAACGTAGTTTGACGGGCCTGTCTGTGTGTTTTCTAATCTGTAGAAATGTGTTATCTAACCACTCCATGAGATTTTGTCCGCGCATACTCCAGCCCATTGGACGTTGTAAACAAATCAAAACATGTTCTCCTGTCTGCCGCCACGGAGCAAGATCCATGTTGTAATCTCTGCGTATGTTGACCCAGTTTTCGTCGCCCGGATGATCGTTACAGTATATTCCTGTGGCCGGAAACACACCATTGAAACTGTAGCGAAGATACTTGTGAGGATTGGCTCGATTTTTGTAAATGAATACGTTACTGTCAATGCTGAGCCAATACTTGCCAAGCTGACGCTGTGTGTCCATTACCATTTTACGTACCTTGTAGTGAGGCAACCGTGTTTTGGATGGATTGGAATCAAATGCATTGCCAATGATGGCCGCAACATCACAAGGTTCATAAGTCTGACTCATGGTGGTGGTAGCGTTGTCTCCACACCTAGCGGCACCTTGTACAAGGTAGGTCAACGCGGCTACTTTTTCATCACCGTTGATGTGCTTGGGCAAACTACCAAGATAGCTTTTAATAACTAAGGATCTGGCGCTCATTGTTTTCCAATACTAACTGCCAGGCTTCTCCCGACAACATTTCATTGAGACTGAACTGCCCATATGCTATCGAGCACAACCATTTGTAAACAATATCCTCGCTGTGCATTACTGGATTTTCTATCTGTGTGAGATCATTACTGCAGACTGGCGCGGCAGCTGTGGGAGCCAGCGCAAAAGCTGGTATGCCGTACTGTACAGCTTCTACTGCGGCTATGCTGTTGTAAGTCACTAGAGCATAGATATCATCGCCCAACGCATCATAGATAGTATCGTTGGTTCGTTCTCCACGGCCAGCTTTTTCTCTAATGACTATCTCTCTGTCTGTGTGTTTTTTTATAGTGGCGATGGTATTTTTAATCCATTGATCACGATCTTCACCATAATATTCAAATGGCTTTTGTGTGCTCATTACTAGTAGTATCTTACTGCCAGAGTTTCGCCAACCGTAATAGCGTAGATTGGGATTAAACTTAACCAACTGTTTCCAACGATCATCGGGTACATCCATGATGTTAGGATGTTGCATGGCATTTTTTACTATTCGATGATAGACTTTTCTACCAGTGCGATTGTTTTCGCAACGGTAGTTGCCTAGATATCCAGTTTCAATAAAGTAGTAATCTTTGTTATTTTTTATTGCATGATCTGCTATCTTACCATTGGCTATACCTCGTATGAGTATTGGTCCATTGATGTTTTCATACTCATCCCAATAGCGAGACTTGTCTAAGAATTTACTCTCTGGGTATGCTGCCATGATCATAGCAGGATAGTCACTGAACTTGATACAACGATCCAGTTTTTCATTGAGAGAGATAATGTACTGTTTGAACTGACGATCTATAGATTGATCTTTGCGTTTTTTAAAGTAAATCCTTGCCATTTCAGCCTCATCGGTATTGGCCACTTCAAAAAAAGTCTGTTCAATGTTACGAAGCGTGTTGACTTCATTGTTTAACATTCTTGCATCAGCAACATTGTGCTTGAGTGCCGATTCGATGGTTGTATGTTGGGTGCGATATTCTTCGCTGGGCCAACGATCAACCAAGGCCACTGGTAATGTCATTGATCGATCCTTTGCTGACAGTATTCTGTATAAATCCTTTCTCTGTGCCACTCATCGCCTTGTGGTGTGTCTGCAAACTCGTGGAAGCAAGGAGTTCCCAGCGTGTAGTGCAACAGTTTGGCATTGGGATTCGCTCCATATTCATCGGGCAACCAGTTCCACTCAGGAGGAAGTTCACCTATACGGTCATCGTCTAACCACGAGAAGCGGTGGAGGAAACTGCCGGTTGACTGCTGGACAAACTCAGGGGTAAGGCGCCGGTTAGGAAAGCTACTACAGTTCCACAGAATAACACTACTCCAATTTTTTCTAGGATAGTCTTCATTTTTCGCTCCAAGATATTTAATGGGCATTCGAGTTTTGTAATCGTGTTTGACTACCATGGCATCTTTGTTCATTTCTCTAAGAGCCCATAGCTTGGTAATGTCATCACGTACAATCATATCACCATCAATAAAAATTGCCCACCCTTGATAGTGCATGAGGTATGGTACAAGAAATCTTGTATAGATAAAATGATTACTGCCATCAGTGTGTGTTTCGTCGTAATCTTTGAACAGATTCAACGCCACTGGGTGTATGGCCACAGGGCCGGTGGCATGTCTGATGATAGAGTTTACACAGGTATGAAAAGCTATGGCTTCTCTTGGGTCGTACCCTACAAATACTGGAATGATTTCTTTCATTGTCGTTCTATGTCAACTTCTTCACAACGATCGCCGTACTGTATCTCTATGATTTTCAATGGCTCTGTGCCTTCGTTGGCCAGTTGGTGCCACTCTCGACGATTGATTACTAGCATCTGATGCTGTGTGTATCGACCATGTAACTCTGCATCTGACGATCTATTTATAGTGTACAGCGTGGCTTCACCTTCGCTGACAAACCAAACTTCGCCACGATCCTCATGACGTTGCATGCTCAGTGATTTTCCAGGCTCAACTGTGAGTTCTTTGAGCTTGACTCGTTGATTAGGTTCATGCAACACACGATAGTAGCCCCAATCACGTGTGGTTTTGGGTGCTCTCCATTCTTCTAGTATCCAAGAGCTTGAGTTGTTTTTATCAAACCCACCGACTCCAAACATAAACCGGAGATTGTCATCTTTGACATCCATTTCTGGAATGTTAGAGTCAGTGCGGTCGCCGCCGTTGGCAAAAATGATTTCATCTCTGGGATACATGGCTCGGACATTTCGTATGGCTTCTCTACTGGAACCATCACTGTCGTCGTAGAGCACACAGTGATCCACCATGCGTAGGCTCTGGATGATGTCAACACGCTCTCTCAACGGCAAGAACGGACGTCCTTTTTTACGTGTGAGCCAAGCATCAGAGTTCACCCCAACAACCAGGATATCGCCTAGTTGTTTGGCAGCCTGGAAATAAGCAAGGTGACCTGAATGCAAAGGATCAAAGCCACCAGTTACAAGTACGATTTTTTTCATATAGTATTTATATACCACTATATTGGACTATAAAATCATCTTTGTTTGCATAAGGAAGTCAAATAATTTTTTGTGACCTTTTTGATTTGCATGTTTGCCGTCGGGAAAAAAATATTCAGGATTTGCATCCCATATTTGTTGTCGAGTGAGCGTGTTGTCAATCAATGATTCTATAAATGAAATCATAGTCGGATCATCTGTGCGATTTTTAAGGAAATCTGCGGCTTTAGAGCTTATAGAAAAATTTTCTTTGTTGACCCTGTGATCATCGTTGACACATAAGTTTGTAAAACTCTGACACACTACTTCAACTCCAGGGTACTCTTGTTTGAACTGATCTAACCAGATAGTATCTTCTACTCCACCAATCAACTTTATTG